TAACGTTATATCGGCTGTTGCTACTCACATCAACATTACAACTCACAACAAGCTTTACTTCCAAAACGGTCGTGCCGCCCGTGGTATGTTGGTTATTAAAAGTGATGATGCTGATGAGAAGGTAATCCAGAGAATCCGTCAGCAATTCAATGCTTCTATTAATTCAGTACAGAACGCTTGGCGTATGCCGGTATTTGGTATTGGTGGTGAAGACGAAGTAGAATGGATGCCAATCGACCAAGGCGGTCGAGATATGGAATTCCAATATCTCATGGATATGAATGCGCGAGTCATTCTGTCAGCATTCCAAATGTCTCCAGAAGAATTACCAGGATGGAGCTATCTATCTCGTGGTACCAATAACCAAGCGCTTAGTGAAGGTAATAACGAATATCGCCTTGAAGCCGCTCGTGACCTTGGTATTCGTCCTTTGCTTGCTCGTTTTGAAGATTTCTTGAATGCTTCTATTTTTCCTCTCTTCGATGAAGAATTAGCAAAGCTTTGTGTCATTAAACTTGTTGGTCTCGACGCCGAGACTGCAGAGAAAGAATCGGTACGTATCCAGCAAGACATGCCGGTTCATATGACCTATGACGAAGTACTTCAAAAGGTAGAAAAGGACCCTATTGGTAAGCAATGGGGTGGCGAAGTTCCTCTTAATCCTCAAGTTCAAGCGCAATGGGATAAGTACCTTACCGTTGGTCAGATATTAGAAGAATTCTTTGATATGAAAGGTGCATCTAAAGACCCAACATTAGCTTATCGTCGTGATCCATTCTGGTTCCAGCAACTCCAAATGATGCAACAGCAGCAACAAATGCAAGCACAAGCTCAGCAAGGTGCCGAGCAGCAACAGGCTGGAGCGGTTGGAGATGGAGCTGGAGATGATGGTGGAGATGATTCTGGCGGCGGCGGATCTGATAGCAAAGAAGAAAGCTCTTCGAGCGATTCAGGTGGTGACGCAAAGACAGAAAAGCAAAAGACACAAGATGTACAAGAAGCATCTGCGTCACCAGCTCAAGATTTGACTCGTTCAATTGATCAAGCAATTGGTTTATTGTCGAAAGGCGAAGCACAACTTCCCCCATCAAAGCGTAAGCTCCTAGCGATGCACAAAAAGCTCGTTGAAGATGCTATGAAGCATTGGGAAGATGATCTAACACAGACTCAAAAGGAAGTGTTAGCTGTCGCTGATAAGTTTAAGAAGAAGGATTAATGGCAAAGACAACTCTCGGTAAGGGAGCGGTCAGTGTTATACACGAAGCTATTGACCGTCTTTTTGATAGGCTCAAAGCTCGTGTTCTCGGCAGTGCATATACGGACAAGCGAGTTAGAGTCGGTATTGTTCCTGATTTGACTTTGCATGGTCTTTTCCAGCAAGCTTCCGTCGAAGAACGTAATCGCCCTAATATTGATTTACTTAATTCGTTACTCCGTACAGCTAGTGGTTATATCGATGCTCAGAGACTTGCAACAAAGACTAAAGCTGTTCATGCAGTTGAAAGTGCATTAAGGGAAGCAGAACACAAGGGTGTTGAACACAACGTAGAAGATGCTCTTAGTATGGAATTGGTCGATGTCTGGAAACAAGCGACTGATGGAGTAAAGAAAATTATCGATACGGAAGCAACTCACGTTCGTAATACAGGCACATTAGATGGTATCTTGAAAGTGAACGCAGCTTCTGGAATTGAAGATCCAAACGTTTTCTTTATCGTCGTACGAGACCAACATCTTTGTGAGGAATGTAAACGTCTCCATATGCTGCCAAGCGGTAAACCTCGTGTTTGGAAATTGAGCCAGCTCGGTCACAGTTATCATAAAAGAGGAGATGAGAATCCGAAACTTGGTGGATTACATCCGCATTGTCGTTGCTCTCTTGGTACTTTGCTTCCTGGTTATGGTTTCGACGCTGATGGGATGATTTCTTACATAGACCCTCAGCATGACGAGTACGAGTCGCAGCATAGTAGCGAATAATTATCGTCGACGTTGAATTATCCGAAGCAATTCTTTTGCTATAAGGGATATGTGACGTCGATGACAACGTTACTGGTGTTGATATTTGGTTTCTTTTTGTTTGAAGCGGTGGTATTTGCTTCCCACCGTTTGATGCATGCTCGTTGGACCGGGCCTCTTTGGCGTTCACATCAGACCCATCATCAACTCTACAATCCACGTCATCCAGAGACGATGAAATTTCAACCGGTAGGTTGGCGTTCGTTTCGTTTTCGAGCTATAATTTTTGTCATAGCTGTATCGCTTATTTTCACTTTGTTTCCGTTAGCTCTTGCTATTCCACTTTTTGTTGAAATGGCGATTCTATCGGCTATTACTGATTATTTGCATGACGCAACGCATACAATGGAACATCCATTAGAGCGCTATCGTTGGTATCGAATCTTGAAGCGTAAGCACTGGACACACCATGCTAACACGAAGAGAAATTTCGGTATAATGACGTTTATCTTTGATCGTATCGCACGTACCCATCAGAAGGGTTAGCTTTGTGACTGTTTGGGCTGCAATCGTTGCAGTCGCATACATTAGGGATATGGACGGTCAATAAGTGTCCGCTCGGGCCATGGCTGGCGTAGTATAAATCGGGTGCTCGCCTACAACTTAACCAGTAACCTTTGGCGAGGTTATCGCTCCTAAAATGACGGTAGTTTTGAGCCCAACTATTACCATCTTCAGGTTTACAGTTACAATCCTTGGTCCATTCTACTTTAAGATCTTCGTACATTATTTTCCCCAAATTTGGTAAGCTTTACCGTTAGTTAATTTCATGGTCCTTTCATAAGACCAATTAAGCAGTCCATCAAACCATTTATCAAAATTAACTCGTTCTGGCTTACATTCGTCTTCATACATGACAGCCAATCCGATGCAATGGAATGCCCAGCCTATACTTGAATTCATGGTAATAGCCTTATGATGACTGGTTCCATGCCATTCGCTCTCAGCGCTCTTGTAGTTGCAGGAGCTAAGTCGACCATAGCGTGACGGGGTCCACGGTCTCCGACGCGTGCTACGGTGCTCTTATGCGTTCGTAGGTTATAAATCCAGACCTTTGCCTGACAAGGGAATGTGGGATGAGCTATTACTAAATCGGTATCGCGCAAGTCACGATGTAGACAGGCTGCGTATGGATTAGGATTTTGAGGGTCGCCTGTTGGCGAGAAATTGGTAGCTAAACCTACATGGGCGCTAAAGAATAAAGATACTGCGATGTGCCAGAGGGTTAATAAATACGTCATATCCCTCTTGTAGCGAATGTATCATCATTCAGCGCATGATCGACAGATTTTGTGCCACCGATTGCGCTTGAAGAACGTCCGTGCGGCAGGCCGTTCAATGCTAATAAAATCGCTACAAAAATGACAATTATAGAGACATTTATCGCAATATTTAATATCTGCCTTTTTCTTCTTTTTACGCATCGGTATCCTCACAGTAATAGTCGGCATAGGCATCGTTCAGGTTTAGCTCGATGTGGTCGAAAGCCATCCCATAGAGACGATTGACGAAATCTCCATCAGCTTCCTTGCCTACGATTTTGAGAAAATCCACCCAATCGACCGGATGACGTCCGTCTTCGAATTGTGAGGCAGAATGAAACAGGATTTCTCCATCACGGTCATCGTAGGTGAAATTGACGTTCCATTCCACCATGAGCCCTTCGTCCTTTTCATAGCCGATGGGATCAAGGTCCGTGCGAATCGAGAAATTCAATTTGGCCATGACCGTCTCCTATGACCAAAATATACCAATTTAAGGGATAGGATGCAACCAAAATCGACAATCTATACGTTGTTTTAATGTAAAGTTAAGACAACGTATAGATTGACTTTATTTGGAGAGGCGCTTACGAACCTTGAGGATTTCAGCGATGAGCTTGACCTTACCGCCAGGAATCTTCGAAGCTCCAACGATTTTGAGTCGCTTGGCGTACTGGCGAAGCTCAGCAATCGTATGAGCCAGAAGCTCGCTTGACTTCATGTCGTCAAACTTGTCCTTACGTCCGACGCCTTCGACCACTGTCTTTTCGTCGGTGTCGAATTCCTCTTCCCCGTCATCCTCATCCTTCTGCGTGGTCGATGACAGAGGGGCGACGTAGAGACCCTGGACGAGGTACTCACAGACTCGCATCTTCATGAAGCTGTGGTCGTAAGGAACACAGACAACGTCTCGCGGATTGACGCGGACGATGACAATATTCGAGTCGCTGCCGTATTGCGACCCGACATATCCGAGCGCTCCGACATGAAGACCCTCGTGGCAAGGATGCTGAGGGTCATCGGAAATTTGGTTACGCTCCATCTTCACGACGGTACCGGGATGATTGCTGATGGTCCCGGAATGATGGTCGAGGAAATTCTCTTTTACCGATTTATAGGCGAGGAAATGACCATCTTCGGTCAGAGGAATTCCTGCATGGTTGAGAAAGTCCCAAAGTTGGTCGACGGAACGTTTCGAAGGGTTGAGCTTCAGATTCTCCCAGAACTTGAAGAACGGAAGCGGACTCTCGCCTTTCGTCGCCATCTCGACGATTCGCTTATTCAGCTTCTCGGGAAGCGCCTCGCCATTATAGAAGACGGTATCTCCGTTGACGGTGAAGTTGCCTTGAGCCCAATCTTCTAGGCTCTTCATCGCCGTCAGATTGCGCTCGACCGCATCCCCATTTTCATTCAGAAGGACGTTGCGCAGCATCGCGAAATTGGATTGACCCTTTTTCACGATGACCGGCTTCCCCTTCCAAATGACGGTGATGGTATCGTTGGTGATGTTGAAATTAACCTTGTTCATGACACTTTCTCCTGTTGGTCGAGCAGTTTGATGTATTGAATCCAATCTTCACAATTTCTTCCCCACGCAGCCATGAGATTTGTATTTTCGATATTAAGCAAAGGATACTTTTTGTACAATTTTGCTAGCTCAATTTTTGATTCATCTGCCATTTTAACATTCGTTATCTTTTGAAGAGTGTAGAAGAGGTCTCCGTCGAAACCCGATGCACTGAGCGCTGCTGCACTCTTCAAAGCTCTTGTAGCGAAAATAGTGATAGGATGGTCGGCTCCCAAGCTAGAATTAAGAAATTTAAGTGTATCTTTTTCAACGCCGCCATCTCGATAACTGTAGTTGTCGTAATAGCGACGCTCGATTGCTTGTTTCCAATACCAGTTGCCCATGACTTCTTTGATTTTATCTTTATCGAGGCTATCACGGAATTTCGCACTCCAGCTAGCATAGTTGGTTCCGACGCAATCGTCCTTGGTAATCGGTTTAGCGGTAGTCCACTTGTAGCCATAGACTTCCGGCATTTTCAGACCGAATGCTTTGGCGATTCGGCAGTCATCGCGATAGAGATGGAACATACCGTCGCCAGGTTCGAAATTCTGAAGAATCACAAACACGTCGTCCTTTGTGGGCTCTCGCTCCGTTTCCGTCTCCCAGTAATTGGAATACGGACGGATGAAATGACGATTGTCGGGAATCAGACGGAAAGACTTGACATGATGCTTTTCGTTGACCGTCTTGGGTCTTCCGTTACTGCCGCGCAGAGTGGGGGTCCACGGCAGCGTGGACAGCTTGACGATAGTGACGCCGGTCAGAGCGTACTTCTTCAGAATTTCGTCGAGCTGTTTGGCGACATCGTCCAGATTGATTTTGGGATTGGGCTTGACGCAAAAGTCATATTCCTTCAGACCGAAGCCTTTGAGAGAGCGACGGTCATCTTGGATGACGATACGGACTTCATCCTTGATACTGATGGTATTTGTCACGTTTCGATTGCGTTGAAACGTAAACAGCATTGTTTCCGGTTTTTCTTTGATGTTCACCCATTGAGCGAAAAGCTCTCCGTCGTCATCCGGCGTCGGAAGACCGAGACGATTGAGAACCTGAGCCTTGATGCGTTTCTCCCACGGAGTGAATTGGCCGCTTTCGATTGAGGTGAGGACGAATTGAACGTATTCGTCGACGAGTGCATTGAATTTTTCAACCAGCTTCTTCTTGGTCTGCTCGCTGTACTTCAATTCTTCACGAGAAGCGTTGAAGTGAAGCTCGCCCATGTCAAAGTGAAGCTCGCCGCTGATTTTGTTGAACATCTCGACGTCGAAGCTTTCGACTTCGCGTAATTGCTGGACGTTCACACGATAAGCGATGCAGCCCATGATGGCAATCCAACCGACGCCATAATTATCTGCATCGCGGTCGTAGATGACCCCATTTTTGAGATTCTTCAGCACCGGATGCGGGTCGGGCAACTGGATATTGATTTTGGGACGAGGGACGAAATGACGGAACAAGTCTTTGGCCTTGTTTTCGAATTCATCGATATCGTCTTTTTGAACGGCGATTTCGATTTGAAGTCCCCGCTCCTCGTCGGATTTCTCTTCATGCAGAAGAGTTAGCTCACCCTTGTCGGAGGCGTCGAGAGAAGCGACATACACACGCTTCGTGCCACGATGCCAAGACGTGATGGTAAAACTATCGGCATAGGCGAATCCAGATTTGGACCCGATGCCGAGCATGCCGACGGCCTCGGCATTTTCACGCTTGGTACTGGCACCGTACTGAGTGAAGATATTGAAAACGGAATTGTGCGAGAGACCGGGACCGAAGTCACGGATTGTTAGGGTAGGCTCAGCGTAGGTTGGCAATTTCACTTCGATGGGCTGGTCGCCTTTTCCAACTTCCCTCATCGCATCCCATGCGTTTGCGGAATACTCACGCAAAACGGCGAGCACCTTGTCGGAGTACAGGGTGTCGCGGAGAATGACCATAAGGTGGGACGCGTCTTTACGCGAAATGTCGAAACTTGTGGTATCGACAGCGCCTCCGGTTTGGACTTCACGCACTTTAACGGCAGGAATCATTTTCCGTCTCCCTTATAGCGAAAGCCGCCTGAAGACAATACTAAGCTAATTTGAAATAGGATGCAACAAAAATCGACATAACCTAGTACAATTAAATCAGCAGCCAT